ACCTACTTCTAATGCTGAACCCATTGCTATAATAGGTACTACTGCGCCAGAGAATAATGTTGCAAGTCCTAATATAGAATAACCTGCTGCTATTAAAGAAATAGCAATTGCTGATATGAAAGTTAATAGTATTAAAAACATTATAATATTTATGTTAACCAGTTATAGATTGCTCGTAATGCTAAAAGTAAATACATTGTCTCCATCAATGCTCTAGGTGTGTCTTTATCCTTAATGCCCATGTAAATCCATATAGTACAAGATAATGTTGCAATAGCCCAACCCATCCATTGTGTTTCAATATCTGCATTTGACAACACAAAAGCACCAATCATTGCTAGTAGAAAACCTACCCAACGCCAACCATCAATCTGTTTGTAATATCTTATCTTCATAGGTATTTTTTTTTGTACCATTTGTAGAATACTTTGTCATTAAAATATTCTGCAATGGCTTTAGCAGGAACTTGATCACTTCTTATACAATCTGCTACATCCTGATAGTCTGTTATATCTACTTTATATTTCTTTTTCAATTTGACTTTTGATAATGTCATTAAAAATCTCCTACGTTTTTCTTTTTCAAACGGTGTCATCGCCAAAATAACCGTGTGGTCTATTCTTTAATTCTTCTTTTTTTCTTTCTTCTTCTTTTTTGTGTTTATTATAGAAATATAATATAGCAACAGCACCTACAATACAGATACTAGATGAATATATTAACATTCCTAATGCAAACCCTAATGTCATTTAATCTCCTCTGGTTTATCTTTTGGTAAAACAATGTCAGAAACCTTTTCTTTAGGTGGCACTTTTTTCTTAGGTTCATTTATTGCCTTATCAGTTGCAACCGTATTCTCTAGTTTTCTAACTCTTTCAATTATTCTAATTACCCTATCGGCATAATCAGGTGTAGTTGAAAATTTTGTTAATGTTTTAATTAAAGCAATTGCGTCCATGTTATTATTCATAACCAATTGTTTAGTTCTTAAACTTCTAAAGTCCTCATAAGCAGGGTGATTGTTTAATATCCTTACATACTCTTTTACACTAGCACATTTACTAGGAAAGACTCTGACTTGCCAAGGATTGTTTTTAGGAAAACCTTTTGGCAACATACCAGGGTGATCGCCCCATGTTCTAATACCAAATAAGTTATTACCTTCTATTGCAAATCTACTTGTACCCCAAGCAGACTCTAATGCTGCCTGACCCATAATCATTTCGTAAGGCACTCTCTCCATTCTAGGTGTTGTAAAGTTTATGTAATCAATACATTTACTTAATGCTTTTACAAACTGCACATCATTTTCATATTCCATACTAGGTTCTTGTAGACCTAATTTATTTGCCCAATCAGTATAATATGCTTCTACTGATTTTTTCGTTTTATGTAATGTATAAGGATTAGGATAAAACGAACCACTTACAAAAACTAATACTAATACTAGTATTGAATACGCAACCTTCTTCCACACTGGTATTGGTTTTGTAGGTTTATCTTCTTTGATTTTTCTAATCATTTACCTCTCCATGTTTTAGCATTTTTCGTAGATTCTTTGTGTCTCTTTGAGTAGTAATCACATAATGTTTATGTGTCACCTTATGTTCGTTAACTGGACCTATAAAAGGCACATTGTATTCTCTCTGAAACAATAAAATACCTTTCAAGTACAAAGGTAATAAAACATCAAGCATTTTATCCTGTGTGTCTTTAGGCACTTTAGGTGTTTTTAAATAACCTTTGCCTTTTATTAAACCTTTAATTAGTTCTTTGTGTTTTTTATTTAACTTCATGTATCCTCCTCACCATATATTCATAACCATGTTCACTAAATCTCTTTTGCGTAAACGCTAGAGTCTTGTTATCTAAAAACACTCTATAACTTTTAAATATTTTCTTACTAGTTTTGCCTGGAAAATTGTCTAGGATATCTTTGTGTAAATGACCTGTGTAATAAACAACTTTATCTTTTTTGCCTTCTAACACATCATTGATTATAGAAACACCATTTTTAATTTGTTTCTTTAACCACTCATCAATATAATTCTTCTCACTATTAAACATAATATAATAAATTTTTTATAATCTTAAACCGATCTTTTGCACTTTAGGTTCAAACGACCAGAATAGGCCATTGTGAGTACCATTATCTCCTAAGTTTTGCATTTGATATAAATGTACCATTTCATGGATCAGTGTATCTAAAAAGTCTCTTTTACTTTTATATGATGGTTCCATTTCTAATTTGTAAAATCTAGTACCTTTTCTTTTCCACTCCATAGTAACCACTTGACCCATACACTTCTCTCTAGTTAGGTCTTTGATTAATACATCACCAAAGGCAGATAGTTTATTTTTAAATACAACTCTGTTAAACTCTCTAAAATACTTTTTAATGTCTTTGTAAGTAGTAGCATATTTTCTTTTTACAGAGCATTGTCTAGTTATAGTTCTTTTAAGTTTAGCAGCACTTGACATTGTTTTATTTTTCTTCCTCATTCTTCTTTTTCCTCTTATCATTAATAGTTTGTATTAATAACAAAGTCAATATGGACAAAATGATTATAACTAAATCTTTTGGCACATATGTATAAAGTATATTCAAATAATAGACTATAGTACTAATTACATCCATTAGGTGATCCTTCTAGTAATTTGCACTTATACTTTTTGTCTGCTTCAAGTCTCATATCAACAGCGATACCTTCTAATATTGACGGAAGATATTTCTGTAATATAACCATAGACTCAATAGCAAAATTGTGAGCAAGTCTATTTAACTCACTCTCTAATAACGCATTATGATTCATGTTACCATTGATTGTCTCAACTATAACATGACCTACTACTGCGTTTGTATATTCATCAGCATTTGCTTTTGAAAAAGCATTTGCAAGAGCATATACCCAAAAATAAAATATAAAGAATATTACAATAACTTTTTTCATTACTGCATTACCTTTAGGTCTTCTTTGGCATAGTATAAAACTTCGCCAACATTTTCATCATCAATATTAAGTAAGTTTACGTCCTCAACATCCATGATGTCTTTGATAGCAGTTTGTTCAGTGATTAAATTATCAGTATAACTTTTGACAATCTTATCAACTTTGGTTTCTGCAATATCTGTATAGTATTGTTTAACTTTACTCATAACTATTTATTTCCTTTCATAATGTAAGTATTAATTGTTTTCATACTCATAATATATCAGAAATGGGTATAGTAAACAAGCAAATAATGGAATAATAGTCCGTTTTTTATGTTGAATTATATAGGGAAATTAGGGTGCGACATTGTGTCAAGTAGATGTTCTACTTTTGTTCTACACCCTAAAGTTGTATTTGTATCGAATCAGATACAATTATTTATTTTTAGTGAAATTCTCAGTCCACCCAAACGCTTTTTTAACTAGGTCAGCCGTCAAGCCACTATAAACATTAGATAAATTTTTGTTTCTAACATTCAATAATAGTTTTGATTCTTCAGCGTGTAGACCTTCTAGCATTTGAATAAACAAAATTTCTCGTTTTGCTTTATTGAGAACATTAGCGCCTTTTATGAAATAGTGTAGTCTTCTTGCTTCACTATGTAAGGTTGTATGTTCAGTACCAGCAGGCGCTTCATTTTCTTTGTAAGGTGGTGTACCCTCAGGTAACTCCCATACGATTTTAGGATCAAAGGCACCTTTGAGTAATTGTCTCATAGGTGTACTGTCATTTTTTCTTAAAATGTCTAGTTTAGCAGCTTCTGTTTCTGCTTTATCTAGGTCTCTAAAAATCTCAAAAAATAAAGGTGCTGATGATGTTGCCATCGCCATGTTGTTCAATGCACTTGTCGTTGTTGTAGCCATAATTAATTCTCCTTATTCTTATTTATGTAAGAATTAGATGTGGGGTTTTCACCCCACACCTTAAATGTGTAATCTAAATTACGCATTTCTGTAAGCATACGGAGTACCGTATAACTTTTTGATACCAGCAGCGATTATCGCTTTTGTTGGAACACCCATTCTGTAAGATGTACCTTTAGTAGATTTGTTAACATAGATCATGTTTCCTTCTGATCTTAATGTGTCAACAAGTGATCTAGGACTACCTAAATCAAATCTATTTCTTAAAGTCTTCCAAGATACAGACTCACCTTTTGATAAAAGGTTTAAAACTTTTTGTCTTTTAGACATAGTTTTTCTGCCTCTTTTTGATACTTTTTTTGTTTTTGATATAACTCTAGCAGAGTCACCGAATAATGATTTAAACATTATTACTCCTATATTGTGCCTCAATTTGATAAATTATGTAGTGGCACTTTACTACATAAAGTATTACCAGGTTCTTTAGGTAATTTTGTCACCATCATCATCTTTTTTTTGATGTTTACTAATTAACTCTTCTAACTTTTTAAGAGTCTCTGGTGGTAAATCTTTTTTCTTTATTTTACTTCTAAATAAAATATCTGAATAATTCATTTGTACATAACTTAACTTGTCTTCTTCACTCTGTTTTAGTATCTTGCCATTAGCAGCCACACTCTGAGCAACACGGTCAACAATATTATGTAAACTATGTTTTAGGTTAAAGTCTCTATACAGACACGACTTCACACTCTCCATTATGAAAGCAAAGTCTTTTTGAAATTGAGCGTCATCTGTTGCAATAGAATTTTGCCCAAACAATATAAACAATTCATCTTGCACCTTTTCCATCAGTGTGGTTACAAATAATCTTGCCTGTAAATCTTTTAATTCTTTTTGATGTTTAGGTGAAATCTGTTTTTTAGGTTCTTGTTTTATTTTAGGAAAGATAATTACGTTATCTTTATCGTCAATCTTATCTGTCATCATTATATCTTTTCACCTTTAAAATTAACTAGACCTTTGTCAGCAAGGTATTCTACTAACTGATTATACCCACCTAATAATTTATCATCTACTTTAATTTGTGGCATACTTCTTACAGGTTTGCCTATGTTCTCAAACATATCGCCAACATCTTTAAAATCTTCCATCTTCTTCTCTGTGTATTCAAGGCCAACACTCTTTAATAAGTTTTTGGCCTTGGTACAGAAAGTACAATTGTTTTTTGAATAAACAACTACTTTACTCATTTACTTTGTCCTCTTTAGCAATCATTTCTACTTCGTTATATTTCTTCTCAGCAAGTTTCTTTAACTCGTAAGCGTCAACAACCGTTTCGATTGCATAATCATACATCTTGTTAGCGTCACCTAGTGGTAATTTCAAACCAACCCAAGCACGATAGTAACCATTCTTCGTCATAGTTACCTCTGTTTTGAATATTTCATATCCTCTAACAGGTGTATTTTTAATTATGTTAACAAGAGTCGTTTCTACATCTGATACAACCGTTTTTGTATTAGTTTTACCTAATTCAGTTGTAAAGATTTTCGCCTTCTTGTTCATCTCACCCTTAATCATATCGGCCATTTCTGCCTTAGCGATTAGGGATGCCTTTTCTATTGCAAGTTCAAGGTCTGGAGACACTGAAGTACCTACACCGAATATACACTTTTTATCTTTATTCTTACCGAATTTAGTAGTGCCACATTCTTTTTTCTTATTGTAGTCATTCATGTACCAGGCAGGAACTTTTGCAACAGCCTTACCTTTTTCTTGTTTGATAGTGTATGTTTTATTTGCTGTACAATTTGCAACAAGCAAACTTAACACGCCTACAAACAATATTTTCACATACTTATTCATCATTTATTACCTTCTCCTTCATATTATACACTAACTCTCTAGTCTTGTCAACAAGCTGATACCTATCAACCGTTGTATTAAATTGTTCCCAGTTGAGAGCCAGTAAGACCCAAAGAACAATTATAGTAAATGACAATTTTATCATCTTTTCATCACCTCCCATTTACCAGTTGGATTCAAACAAACCGTACCAGGTCTCTTAAACCATGATTGTGGTCTTGCGTATTTTCTGCAATATAACGGTGCATTTGAATCTCTATAATAAAACTCTGCAAATAATTCCCAATAACCAGGTTTTCTTGCCTTTTCTAGTTCTATTTCTTTTTCTAATTCTTCAATCTTTTGACTCTTTGTAATCCCAAATTTTGTATCAGCGCAATGTAATTCTTCTTTTTTAACAATCTCATCGCCTTGTTGTTTTATATTGATAGTCACAAAACACCATTGTCCATCTGGAGTTAAAAATCTATCTTTCTCTTTACTATACAAAGTGTTATCATCACTTAAACTAATTTTCTCTGCTGTATAGGTTTCTAAACCTGTATCTACTTTAATCACTTTTGCCTTCTTCAATTGTTTTTCATTCAGGTCGTCTCTTAATCCATCAACTTCAGCAAAAGCAACCTTTGATAATGTAATTAATATTAATGTATAGAACATCAATTGTAATATTGCAAATATAGGATACTTCATTAGTTTAGTTTCTCCTTATCTGCGTCTTCACTTGATAATAATAAAATAACATAATGTATTGCCTTCATTAAATCTTTTCTATTTTTGCCATCTTTTTTTCCGTATCTGCACAAATACTTAATTGCATTTGCCTGACAAAAATCTTTATCAATACCTAATTGTCTGAGCATATCTTGTACTTGAAACCCATCCTTTGTAGTACTATAATGTTCGCCATAGGTTGACTTGATATACTTTTTTATTTCTTCTAATATCTTATCTTCTTTATATTTCATTATTTTTGTATCTCAATTCTACCATCAGGTAACATACACGCAACACCAAAATTAGTTCTTCTTACAGGACCACTACTTGCCCATTGCATTGGCCACGATGGTGAAATATCAATAGTCGATTCATAGTCTCTACATTTGAAAGGACCTTTGTACCATGTTCTTGTTGTTTTAATAATACCTGAATTTTTAGTTTTAGGATTATACCAGTTTGTAATATTAGGTTTGTTAGGAGCACCGATTAAGTGATCTACAAAATACTTCTTATGATTGTTGAAGTCATCATTCCAGATTTGATCTGCGCCGTGAGCAGCACCTGCCATAGCACAAGCTGCAATTGCATAAGGGTCGTTTATAACCGTAGAGCAAGTTGCCCCAGCGGTTACAGCGCCAGTGGTTGCGCCACTAGAAGATACAAGAGCATCCCTAGCAGCACAATTAACTAACAACAAACAACAACTAATTATTAATAGACTTTTTTTCAATGTCTTTTTCTTTCTGTTCTTCTGCGTGTTTTTTAGCAACATACTCGTCATAACTCATTCCGAAGCCAACTTTGTAAAAATGATCAAGTGGACTTGGACTAGAATACGCAAGAATTAATTTGTCAAAATTAATATCTAAACCAGAGTATTGATTTCTGTTAGATTTTTTAGCGTCTCTGTGTGATTTTAGAACAGCGAGTCTATTCGTAAATACTTCTTCTCTCGGTTCTGTTTTCTTTGATTTTGCAATATCTTTTTGTTTTGCAATCTCAAACTCTTTAAATATACTTTGTTTAGTGTTCATAATATAAGACCTCCCATAGTTTTGTCATATTTGTTATTAGTATATCAGTTTTAGTCAATCTTGTCAACCCCTAAAAAAGTCAATAAAATCAACACTTCTGGCATTTAACTTGTAAAATCCATGCCTGATTCTCTTATTTTTTGACATAAATCAGGTCCGTCAACAGATTTTATCACATAATAATCTTCGGTATTGTCAATTACCTTTTTGATTATATTGTTATCTTTAAACCATGTCTCTGCTCTAGCAGAAACAGGTCTAATTAAACTAGTGCCGTCATTGGCACTAGTATATACAAAGTCGCCGTTCATTATTTGTTACCTTTGAACAATGAAACTATGTTTTCTTTTGTTCTAATAAATTGTGCCTTACTTTCAGCCCAACCTTCTTTTTGATACTCTTTAGTTTTAACCCACTCGTTTTGTAAATGAGTAGATACTTTACTAGGTATTTCTTTTATACCCTTACCTAAGTCACTAATAGATTTCTTTTCGTCTGCCATTAGGTTTCCGCCTAATGTTAAGAAACAAATCATCATAGCCATTATTATCACGTATGCTCTTATCATACTTTCCTTCCCATTGTTTTAAAATCAGCAGCGTCAACAACTTGATAATTACCTTTGTTGTAAGCGATACCGATTGTTTTACCAGCAGGCATTTTTGCTATGGGTAAAGTTCTCTTTACACAAGCGCCTGGGATCCTATCACTCGTTGGTATAGAATTTCTTTTAAGACCATTAATATCTAACGATAAATCGGGTAATGAAAAACCCATAAGTGTCTTTTTGAAAGACGGTCTGTTTATACTTTTATATATCTCTTTATTTGATCTTTTTAATGATTTCATTTAAGTGTTTCTTTATATTATCGCATTTTTCTTTAATTTTGTCAAGCGTTATTTCAGCACTAATTGTTAGGGAAATACAATATGCTAACCCTAACATTATAAAAAGTAATAGAATCAATTGTAATGTATCACCCATATTTGAAGTACTTCACCTTTCCCTCTACGTAACCATATCTTTTAATCTTTAAATCTGGTTTTGTAAACATAGAATTTGCGTCACCTTGTTTATAACCTTTCTTATGTGAAAGTGTTATGTGAGCAGCACCATTGTCGTTTCTCTTAATCTTTTTGTCATCTTCTAATAAGAACATATCGCCAACCCAAAATGCTTCAATATTAGCATTTGATCTATAACCTTTAATCATAGCACCTACTTTTTTACCTATAAGTTTAGAGTATTTGTCATAAACTTCTTTAACAGGTTTATATGCAAGTGTTATATGATCTGAAACTATAACAGGCATTGTAGCACTTTTCTTAACTGCATTACAACTCTGTTTATCTAATTGTATAGCAAAGTATCCGTTCATTATTTTCCTAGTTTACTTTCATTTTCTAAATTGATAGAAACATCTATATCTGATTCTTGTCTCATCCATGATGTGTCTTCAACATAATCATTTTTTTTAATAACATCTTTTATCTGAATAAAATAACACCAGTAAGAACCAAATGTAATTGCACCAACATAATTTAAATCAGTGTCATATGTTTTAGCACTCAATGATTGTTCACTCTCAGCTGCTATATCAGCAGGGTCTGTTGCAATACCTATATTGGTAACAACACCCTCTCTACCTCTTTCGTCTCTTATTGTATCGCCTAAATTAATTTGCATAACGATTTCCTCCTTCTCTTTTTAGTTCGTTTTTGTATGTTCTAGCATCCAAACTCTCTGTAAGTTTGGGTGCAAAATCGTGTTTAAAAAATTGTCTACCATTCCACAACTGACCGTAATCATTAAAAAATGATTTATCATTATCAACTATGTCAGCACCAAATTCATCTGAATATGTTCTGTAGTAATCTTTACCTGTAATTATTTCTACTTCACTAGAACCTGTAGCATTTGTAGCGTCTTCTTTAAAATTATTATCACAGAAAGACTTTATCTTTTTAAATTTTGTTTCAGTATTCAAAGTCTTTAAATGTTTCATAGGTACATTTCTGAATATTGTATAATAGATAGGAAAAAATTCATCAAATCTATCCTCTGAATCTTGGTATTCTCTTTTGTAAACTAAATTAAAAGTATTATTTTTTGTAAGTTTTTGTGTCATATACGTATAATATACACTATATACGGATATTAAACAAGCATTATTCCTGTTGATTTTACTAGGTTTTTAAGATTTTAGAAGGCGCATTTTGACGCACATAGAAGAACAAAGCGTGAACATCTATAAAGATTCGTTGTATTCATTAACTAATTGCGTACCTAGTTCATAGCAGGTCTGCATATCATCAAGTACATAAGCATCCACAAACTGATACCCATTCTCTATCATGCTCATAATTCGTTTGCAACCTCTACTTGCCACATATATAAAACCATCTTCATTAGTTCTAACAATTGTATTAGGATTTCTATAAGGTATATTACCTACCTTTTCACCTTGCCATCTTTCAGGTGTTATTTTACACACCACTAATGGATTGATTAAGTAATTTTTAATATATGTCTTACCTATCTCTCTAGGAATATATGTAAGTTTAGTTATATCAACTACTTGTACAGGTATGTTAAAACCTCTGTGACCATAGAAGTATCTAGGACAATATCGTTTCTTTGCTTGTAAGTATTTACCAGGATCAAAGTCTTCTACTATCGCCATAAATCTTTAATCCATTCTCCACTCTGATACTTCATAGCATAGTCTGGATTAGGATGTCCATGAAATACACATATCTTACTATCTGTTTTTAATGGGTGTTGATCTGGTTTGTATTTCTCGTACTTTTTAGGTTTGCCTCTTTCAGGCCATTTATATGAATATGTCCACTCGTCAGGAAAGTAAACTTTCTGTTTATGTTCCCACATTAAATCTGTAATTACATTTTGATCGCCATGTAATTTATCAAATGTGTCTTTTCTTTCAATGTATGTTTTCCATATATGATTATGATGTTGTTGATTAAATCTTAATACACTAGAATTTATTGTTGTACTAGGTTGACCGAAGTCTCTAATTACGCAAAAATCTTCATCTTTACCAAATGTAAAAAACTCATCTAGGTTGCCTACAATAACAACATCTAAATCAATATATAAACAATTGCCCTCTAAACCTAATTCAGGATTATACAGGTGCATTTTATTCCACCAGTGTTGTAATTGTGGGTCAGGTATTCTTATTGATTTAATGTTATCTGTAAATGCTTTGTGATCTCGGTCTGTTAAGCAATAGAAGTTAAAAGGTAAAGTAGTATTTCTCTTTACCATATTGTAAAGAGTTTCTACATACTTCTCTGAATATTTTGCACCCCAAAGTACACATATAAAATTATTCTGGCCCATATTGATGTTTTAAAGTTTCGTATGCCACGCCATTAGACATTTCTTCTATTGTAAATTGATTCTCTACTACGAATTTAATCCACTCGTTCATTGTCTTTCGGCCTGGTCTAAAAGGTTTTTCTACATATTTAGGGTGCCTTGAAGTTATTGGCCATGCAACATTTTGACCTTCACATATAGCAGGCACTTTATTCATTACTGCGTCTATGGCTGCCAAACTCATATTTGTAACCAAACAATGACAATCTTTTAAATCATCTTTTATATCTGTTTCCCACCACTCATTACCTGGTCGTGGTTTATTTCTTACTCTAATCTCTCTATTAGTATGTTGTTTTAAATCTTTTGTGACTTGTTGTATATATTCGTCTTGCGACATACCATTACTTTCTCTTGTCACCGTATCTGAAGATGGACATAAAAGTATATGTTTTGTTTCGCCCATATTCCAACCTTTAAACGTGACATCAATACCTTTACTTTCTAAATCAACTATTCTTCTACCAGGCCCTACTTTACCTTTATTAGAATGAATATCGCCTTTGACTATTCTAAAATATGTCTTATCGTAATCGTGTATTTTAGGTGCTGGGTATCTTGTTATCTGTTGAGTAAAATAACCTACATCAACATACCACCATTCTTTTTTATTGACTATACAATCTTTAATCAGTTCTCTATTTGCACCACCTAATCCCCAAAAAAAATGTATCTCTTTATCTTCATCTTGCCAACCTTTTTCTATATGTGGCCATATCTCATGCGATAAACATTTATCCCATTTCATTTTGTGAGTTATAATCATCCGCCGAATCCTGTCCAGTTCCAAGGGTCTTTAAATTTGTCTTCTTCACTTTTATGTTGTGGTGCTTCACTTCTTAAAATTAACACTATTACGATTCCTAAACATAACCAGATCATGCAAATCTCCATGCACTTACTTTTTTATATGCAACACCATTTTCTATCTCTGACATTGTAAATTGATTAGCAAGTAAACTATCTATCCACTTTTGTCTATCCTCTGCATAATGTGGTTGTTCTATCTCTAATAAATTTGTTTTTGAAACAGGTAACCCACATGAAATACCATCTACGAAACTAGGCACACCATTTAATAATGCGTCTATACACGCTGTTGTGTTAAATGATACACAGGCAAATGCCTCTTCTAATTGTTTTTCTAATGAGTCTGTTGAGTTTTTTTGTCTTACCACAATTTCTTTTTTAGTTGCACTTTTAATCTGCATTATTGAATCTTCTTCCCAACTAGAACAACCATAAAATTTCTTTGCGTGTTCTGATGGTGGTAATACTAAAATATATTTGCCTTCTTTTTTCCAAGGTTTTATATCTATATGTTTCTTATACTTTTCTATTCTATCGTAATCGTCTTTTTCTAATTTATCAATGTAAGTTAGTGAGAAATCGTTTCTAGTTATTCTGTAAATCTTTTCATCTAATAATCCTGACCCATGTCTTTTGCCAAATCTATAAGCATGGTCAAAATAAAAAAAGACTTGTGGTTTTGTCATACAATGTTTAATTATATCACCAGTACCTCTTAACACACCAAACACTGCAACAGGTAAGCTCAAATCTTTAAATGTAGGCCACTCTGTATTTTCGTATTGATCTACCGTCTTAACTTTTTTATGAATAGTGCCATCTGCACTTTTGACAAATGCTCTAATAGGTATATCTGTTATTTCTCTAGTTTCAAACCCTTGTATCATTATAATATTTAAACCAATTCTGCGAATAATCACATTCTTTATATTCTTTAAACCAAGGACCACCCTCTGTAAAATGAACATTCTTAATATCTTCTTTGTGTTCATATTCACCTGCTAACCAATTCCACTCTAAAGGTAAATCTCCTATTAAGTGATCACCTTCTAACCATTTAAATTGATGTAGTTCTAAACCACTTGCTCTATTTACATAGTCAGGTGTTAGTGCTGTACACTTCTTACAATTCATTAACATAAAACTAGACCAGTTCTTTTTAGGATAAACTGTCTGCACTTGATTTAAAAACTTAACACTACTCTTTGGTGTGTAATCATGTTTACAAACTTGCACTGCGTATTTGTCATCTCTTAATCGCCATAGTTCAGCAATGTCTGCCTCCATCAGCATATCACAATCCATAAACAATGCCCAACCTTGATAGTTCATTAAGTATGGTGTTAGAAATCTACTAAATGAAAACTCTGTTGAAGATAGTTTATTTCTTTCTCTTACAAAATCATCTTTTAAATTACTTAATGCAATGGGTGTAATAGATACAGGTTTTGTGCTATTCTGTATTATGCTATGTGATAAGGTAGTAAACGCTGCCTTTTCTTTTGTATCGTATCCTATAAAAACTTTAATCATTATTGTTTTCGTAGCTTGCGTCTTCAGACCTTGCCATTACATCTTCGTTTACTGCATGACCTTGAGACTCTCTTGTTATATCATCATGGCTAAACTCTGCCCAATATAATTCAAATGCTACACCATCTTTTAAACCTATAAACTCATGGTATAAACCTGGTTTAACTCTAGTAAAATCGCCTGCATTTAATATTGTTTCATCTATAAGACCTTGTTGAGTTCCTTGTTGCCATGTTCTTACAAGCATTTTACCTGACTCTACAAAAAACCCATTCCATTTATAGTCATGTTTATGTTTAGAACACGCAACATTTTTTTTATATTCTATTCTATGAAATTCTAATACACCGTTAGCATGTATAAGTTCAGTTTTGCCCCATATCTTTCCTGCTTTTATTCCCATATTACATCCTTTGTGAAATCCATTCTGGACTATTAAGTTGTTCTTTTCTATTACCTTTTCTATGATCTATATATTCATTCATTAAAGCATGTCTTGCCATGATATGAGCATTCTTACCATCACCTAATTTCTGTTCAGTGTAATCGTTTTTAAATGTTCCCATGTATGCTCTAGTTGCGTCAAATGTATGACAATCTGTATAGGCAGGTAAGTCATAAACCGTATCTTTAATATACCATTCAACATACTTGTCAAAAAATTGTTGTGTACATTCTTTTCTTGTATCAAATGCAATAAAACCTGTTTCTGTATATTGATTAGGTCTGTCGTAAAATGCAACAAACTTATCTTTTAATACTGTGTCAAACCATTGTTCTGGTATTGTCTTTGTGAATACGCAATCTGCGTCAACATAAAATAATCTTTTACCTTTTTCTTCTATACTAGCTGCCTTTTGAGCAAATACTTTGTATGAAAATCTACAAGCGTCTTTGTAGTAGGCGTCAAATGGTCTTTGTTTATTTCTCTCAACAAAGTCTTTTACTAATGGTTCTTTTTCAAAAAGGTTTCTAAATTCTATTAAATGGTGTTGAGGATATTTCTTTACATCATCTTCTACATAAACAATCATAGGAGTTTTTTGATGTGTAGCAGTATATGTAGAAATTAATCTATGTGCATATGACTTATATAAACTCTTATTAAATGTGGTTACAAATATTTTATCCATATCTTCTCATATCAGCGTCAACCATATCTTTAACTAGACTGTCAATTGTATGTTTAGGTTTCCAGTTAAGTACAGTTCTTGCTTTTTTAGCATCCCCTTTTAATATATCTACTTCAGCAGGTCTAAAATTTTTAGAGTCACATTTAAATATTAATCTACCTGTTTTGTAATCAGATACTTGGTTGCCTGACCAAGATGGTTTAATTTCTGCATATTCTAAACACTTATCAATCCATTCTCTAACAGTGTGTGTTTGACCTGTTGCAAGTACATAGTCATCTGGTCTTTTCATATTCATCATAGTAACCATACCTTCAACAAAGTCTTCAGCATGACCCCAATCTCTTACTGCGTCTAAATTACCTAGTAATGTATGTTCACCTGTCTTCTTCCAATTTGCAAGACCCTTTGTAATTTTTCTGGTAACAAAATCTGTTCCTCTTAAAGGACTTTCATGGTTAAATAATATACCTGAACAACCAAATATACCATATGCCTCTCTATAATTTACAGTTATAGCATGACCAAATAGTTTTGCACAACCATATGGTGATCTAGGATGAAAAGGTGTCTTTTCATTTTGAGGTATTTGTGCTACTTTACCAAACATCTCACTTGTGGATGCCTGATAAAATTTAATTTTGTGATTTACTTGTCTTATACTTTCTAATATTCTTAACACACCCATACCATCTATAAGTGTAGCAAGTTCAGGTTGTTCAAATGATAAGCCAACAAATGATTGAGCTGCTAGATTATATACTACTTCAGGTTCTGATTTTTCTATTGCTCTTCTAATGTTTGCCTGATCTATTACATCTAGTTCTACAAACTCTATATCTTTTGTAATACCTAACTCATCTAATCGCCAATACTTATTAGTAGTAGTTCTTCGTTCACCACCAATTACTTTGTATCCTTTTTCTAATAAGTTCTTAGCTAGATAAGCACCATCTTGTCCTGTGATACCTGTTATTAAAGCTCTCTTCATACTAATCCTTTTATTATATCATAGACCATATCTATGTTTTCTTTTAAGTCTCTTACATCATTACCAATAAACAAACCATGATCGTGTATATAATTTGCACTATCATAATTGTTATGGTCTAGGTATGTTATGTAATCTATAACAGGATTTTTCATAAAGTTACCTGCAACAATAGGTCTACACTCAACACCACTATCTCTTAATTTTTTAACTAGTTCATCTCGTTTACCTTTTAAATGATTTTCTAATATGATTGAGAAACCAAACCAACTTGATGAACCTATTTCTGTTTGTATTCTTACACCAAACAAATCTTTAAATTTTTCTGTAAAGTATTCTGCGTTTAATACTCTTTGTCTTCTCATCTCAGGCCATTTCTTTAGTTGTACACTTCCTATTGCACCACTCATCTCTAAAGGTCTGACACTATAACCTGGCGTGACAAATGTAAAACTATCTTTAAATGGGTCACCTGTTTTTGTGTAGATGTTATTATTGTCGGGTAAGTCTCTACACCAACCATGCGCCCTTAATGATCTTATATAATCTGCGTCTTCTTTACTTTGACAAGCAATCATGCCACCTTCCATAGTTTGTAAATGATGACTAAAGAAGAAACTAAAACTGCCCATTTTACCTATCGTGCCTGTGTACTTATCTAAATCGTTATTGATTGCACCTAGACTTTCACAATTATCCTCTATCAATACTAGACCATGTTTATCTGCGATCTCTTTAATCTTCTTATAATCACATGAATTACCTAAAAGATTAACTGCGAATATAGCACACGTTTCTGCGTCTATAGCCGTCTCTATTTTAGTGGTATCTATGTTTAGAGTATCTTTGTCTATATCTACGAAATTGAGATGAAACCCGTATTGATATGCTGGAAAGTAAGTAGTAGACCATGAAACTGCGGGAACAATGATATTACCCCCTAGTTTGTATTTTTCTCTTAATATTGCTAACATGAGTAAGTTCGCTGTTGATCCACTATTGACCATTACTGCGTCCTCACATTTAAAGTAATCGCAAAACTCTTTTTCAAATTGCTTAACTTTAGGTCCCATGGTATATCTACCACCCTCTATAACCTCATGTATTGCTTTTATTTCTCTTTGATCCCAAGTATCACAAGCCAATGGATATTTCATAATCTTCCTTTCATATATTTATATGCTCATTTTAAATACTTTTTTCCATACTGCGAAATTGAGTATTGTAAATAGTTCTTTTTGTCTTAACATCGCTGGTGCAAATTTAGAACCTTGATTAGGTGTAAAGTTTTTATTATCCATAAAGTTCCAAATAGTGTCGTCATCTAATTCAAATATATCTCTTACTTCTTTATCTTTTAATGTTTCAAAAATATATTGTCTTAATATACTATCATCTCTGCCAGGTGTAGAAGCGTTACCTATTAGTATTTCGTCTGTTGGGAAACGCCAACCCGTTTTCTTCTTTCTAACAATATACTCAGGTAATCTTCGTTCATATGCTTTCTTAAATAATGTTTTTGCTTTAAATGTCTTTTTGTTATTTGCTTTGTGTTTAAGTACTGCTTTATATGATGATGGTATAGTTCTTATATAATCTCTTATTACATTACACATAAGAGGGAATCTAGCCTCCATACTAAAGTTCATACCTAACTTATCGTTTCTAATTAAAAAATCTTCAGCTAATGTATTCATACATTCTATATACATCATATCATTGATAGCGTCACCTTGAATAGGTGCTGTAGGTAACCACTCATGTAAGTAATCCATTTGTTGATCTAGTGTAATTTGTAATTCAGGATTATTTAAACCTCTATGACTCATGCCTAAAGAATTTAATTTGTTTCGCCAATCACCTTTAACATGATGTTTGTATCCTGTGAATATCTCATCACCACCATCACCACTTAATGTGACTATAACACCATTATCTGACATAAATTTATTTGTATTGTAATAAGTAGGAAAACTTTTACCTTGTCTTGGTTCTTCTAAAGCATAAAATGTTTTATCCATTGCGTCAACAAAGTCTTTTTCATTTTGATGAAGTCTATTGTTTTCTATCTGTAATTCGTCACAATACTTTTTTGCAACCTCAGAGTCTTCGTTCAATGCACTACCTGGTAAAGTTGTTTCAAAGTTTGAGGTGTATGTGTTAGGATTAACACCTAGTCTTTTCATTTCATATAATATAGATGTAGAATCCATACCACCACTTAAAAACAAACCAATTTTTCTACGACCCATAAGTGTCATTTTAACTGCCTTGTTTATTCTTTCTGCGATTTCTTCTTCTACATTTTTAAATGTTGTATTAAGTTCTATCTT